TTATTGTAAAAAATAATTATAAAGAAACTGATAATAAATTGTATTTAATTCTATTATTTATAGTAATGATTTTATATTATTATTTTTTATAGTATTTTAACGTCCTGACCACACTTTGATAATAGGTTTTGTTATTTTGTTATTTTTCACATCATTTTCATAATTATCATATGTATAATTACCAAAATGTTGATATTTAAAAATATGTCCTAATAGTGCCTTTTTTTTAGTAATAAAAGGATATTCACTACAAAAAATTACACCTAATACTCTTTCGAGACAACATCTATCCTTTCTACAAGTAACAACTGTGGTCATATTTGTTATTTTATATTTTCTCTCTAAATAAATTAAAAAGTCGTGATTTATAAATGATTGTGACCCAAAACATCCAAACCAATTAAATTTATCTATTCCTAATATTTTGTTATGCAAAGTAAGTTTATTTTTAATTTCAATAGAGTTATTTAGAGAATCCGATAGTTTAACTGAATTATTTACACATTCATTATCAGAATAAAAATACCAAAAGGGTAATACTTTAATTCCTATTAATTTATCAAAATTAATTCGAGTATGAAAAAAAACACTATCGTGTATAATTATTGCATTATCAAAAAACTTATTTTTGATAAAATAATAATAAGGTAATAATTCTCCTCTACCGGGAAATTCAGATTCAATTATTTCTATATTATCAAAATTATAAAATGAAATTAAAAAATCCTTATTGCTATTATCATCAATAATAACAATTTTTCTATATGGATAAAAAGTTCGAAGACATTTGATACAATTATTCCAATATTTATTTGTTGTTTCTGAAGTAACGTGTCTTGTTATGATGAACCCATAATTATTCATTAATAATATTATAAATTATATTATTAATGAAAATTAAACACTATAATTATTAGTTTATAGTTTGTATTTTATAGTTTGTATTTTATAGTTTACTTTTCTAAAATAAAACAGGAATTTTATCAATATTGATAACATCATTTGGAATATCTCCTTTAAAATTAGTAAATGATTTAAATTCTGGTCTTTCTAATTGAGCTTGAGGTGTGTGATTATGAACACATCTAGCAATCATTTTGTATAATTTAAAATCAGGATATCTATCCAACCCGTTATTTTTATATAACATATTAATACCTTTATCGTCTAAACACCATTCTACAATTAAACGTGTAACAGGATCACATTTATTAATATTTTTAATTTCACTAATATCTTCTACAACATAATCAAAAATAGAGCAAGCAAGACGACATAAATCAAAACTAAAATTGGGTTCTAAACGTGATTTTTTTTCATTAAAATATGGTTCTGTATTATATTGCGTTGCTGCATCATTTCCATTTTGAAAACTATCGCTGCAAAATAATTTACCATCAAATTTATAAATGCTTCTACCAAAATCAATAATTTTAAAAATTCTTCCAAATGTTGGTACCTTGTAGTATTGTTTTTTATAACAATAATAAATATATTTTTTGTCAGTATGATTATACATAACATTATTAGAATGTAAATCATTATGAGTAAAAGAAAAAGCTTTTTGGTATGTTATTAAAATCATTATTATTTGCATAAAAGCAGAAAACCATTCCGCGTCTTCTAAATCATTGTTTAATATTAAATCATCAAAGGTGCTTTCACAATATTCCATACCGATAACTTGGACAGGAAATTTAGGTATAGTTGCATTAATTCTTTCTTCCTCCTCTTCGTCTTCCTCTTCTTCCTCATCATCTTCCTCATCATCTTCTTCATCTTCCCAGCTAGTCTCATCAGGGTCATCAGGGTCATCATTTGTTGTTTTATCACAATTTTCACAATTTTTTTGATTATCATTATCATTATCATTTTCATTATCATTATCATTAGTATAAGATGTTCTTGATGAACATGTAGAATTTGATTTTAAAGTTACATTATTTTTATTTTCATTTTCATTTTCATTTTCATTTTCATTTTCATTTTCTATTTTTGCATTTGTAATATCAACAAGATCATAATCTGTATCTTTTAAATCTGTTAAACTCAATATTTTATTATCATTATCAAAAACATCTTCAAACATATCATCATTTAAAGATTTAATTGATAAACTTGTTTTTTCACTTGAATTATGTTCTATTTTAATTGGATTCAATTTAACATTTTCATTTTGAAATAAATGGTCATAGTTATCAATTTTAAATAAATTATTTTTATTTTTATTAAAATAATCAGAGTTATTCAAATAATCAATATCATCATAAACATTTAATATAAAATCATTTTTAATAGCTAAAAAAGAACCATAATAATCTACACCATGACTAAAATTATATTGATGAATAAGATTACTTGATAAAAATAAAAACATACCATCAACATATGCAGAATTATTAAAATCTAAAAATTTTGGATTACAATTATTTTCATCTGAATTAATATTTGGTAAATTAAAAATATTCTCATCGTTTGCATTATATTTTCCAATTAAAAATTTAAAAGGATCTAATAATGGCGCCATTTTAAAGAATATATCTTTTTCCTTAACTTTATTATTATTTATATTTTTAATGCGACAATTATATAAATTTTTATTGTATTCATTTGATACATTTACAGAAGAAATATACCATTTATGGTTTAAATTTATATTGTTGTAATTAGTTTCATTCAACTCAAAAAATCTTTTATAAATTGGAATATAATTTTGAGGTTTAGAGAGAAAAAGTGTATCATGGTTTTCTAAACTTTTAAAAAGTTCAACGTTTTTTCTTTTTTGATAATCAATCTTTATCATTAGCTATTTAATATATAAATTATATGAGTTTTTAACTTATTATTATTAAAATTATAATTATTATTTATTATTATATTATAATGGCATTTAGAATAGAATTTAATAATTTAAATACTCCAATACCTGATTCTATGGGATTATTACCTCAAATTAATAATCCTAATTATCAGAGTATATTTAGACGTGTTCAAACAAATGATACTCCCGTATCAAGATCTAAAAAAGGTTTTATAGGTTGTAAAATATCACAAGTAGTAAATACATTAATTTGTTTAATATGGAAACCTGAATTAAATATAGATGTTTCTCCAGATATTATAAATTATATTGTAAAATTTATAATTGTAGCATTTGATAAATGTATGACTTCATCAGTTAGTAATAGGCCATTATTTCATTTTATTATGCAGAATCCAGCTTATATAAATTACGAAATTTTAAGTAACTCTAATTTAGTTAGAACTATTAATCCAGAGCTACGTTCTTTTTTTATTATGGGACTTGTTAAAGATCCAACAGAAGAATATCCACATGGAGTCATATCTCATTTTTTTACTATAATTAAACGTGACAGTGGTTTTAGTATATTATCATCTTATGGAAGTGTTTGTGTTGCAGTTCCTCAAAAAGAAACTCCATTAGAATTATCAGAATTATCAAAATGTATTCAAGCACTAGAAAAACAACGTAGTCCTAATAAAAAAATAAAAGCTGATGCTGATTCATTTGTTATAAATTTTATTCAAAAATATTTTTTATCTGACGGAGAAATAAAACGCCATTCTGAAAGAGATGAAGAAACAAGAAGAATGGGACATGAAATTTATACACCTGAAGAAGGTGCAAAAATAGAAGTTGTTAATTATACTGATTCTTTTCATCGTTTTTTTTATTTTCCTGATTATACTGATTTAGTAGAAGTTAATGCTAGAAGTACTTTAGATGAATTGCAATCAAGAGGTGGTAGTAATAAACATTTAAGAAAATATAGAAGAACAAAAAAAGTTAAAAGAGCTAGAAGAAATAAAAATAAAACTAAGAAGTCTAGAAAAAATAGAAAATAAATTCGTTTTTTATTATATTTAAAAAATTAAATATAATATATGACACTAGAATTAAAAAAATTTGATATGAAAAGCATTAGTTTTAAACCAAATGAAAATAAAGGTCCGGTTGTTGTATTAATTGGAAAACGTGATACAGGGAAATCATTTTTGGTTAGGGATTTACTTTATTATCAACAAGAAATACCTATTGGAACCGTTATTTCAGGAACAGAAGAAGGAAACGGCTTTTACGGCAAAATGGTGCCAAAATTATTTGTGCATAATGAATACAATACGGCTATTATTGAAAATATTTTGAAGCGACAACGCACCGTTTTGAAGCAAATTAAAAAAGAAATGGAAACATATAAACGCAGCACTATTGATCCTCGCGCATTCGTTATTTTAGATGACTGCTTATATGATAATACTTGGGCGCGTGATAAAATGATGCGTTTACTATTTATGAACGGGAGACATTGGAAGGTCATGTTGGTCATCACAATGCAATATCCTCTCGGTATTCCACCTACACTGAGAACCAACATAGATTATGTTTTTATTCTTCGAGAGAATTACATAGCAAATAGAAAAAGAATATATGAAAATTATGCGGGTATGTTTCCAACATTTGAGAGCTTTTGTCAAGTGATGGATCAATGCACCGAAAATTATGAGTGTCTAGTTATAAATAATAACTCCAAATCAAATAAGCTGCACGACCAAGTGTTTTGGTATAAAGCGGATAACCATGGTGACTTCAGATTAGGGTCTAAAGAATTCTGGGAGCTATCTAAAGGAATGAAAGATGAAGATGAAGAGGAACAATATGACCCTAATTCAGTTAAGAAACGTGGTGCAGGACAAAAAATCAGCGTCAAAAAGGCGAATAAATGGTAATACTTTTTATAACGAAGTAAAGAGAAGTACACAGCGACGTATTATTAGCGGCATAGGGTACAATTGCAAAAGTGACACTATCAGAAGGTATTTCAACTGCTAGAATGAGTCGTTGTGTTAAAAATAAAATTATAATAAATGATTATTATTATAGTGTTATTTAAATTATATTAGTTTATCTTCTTGATCTTCTTGATCTTCTTGATCTTCTTGATCTTCTTGATCTTCTTGATCTTCTTGATCTTCTCCTTTTAGTTTTTTTTTGTCTTCTTTTTCGTGATTTACCACCACCTAGATCATCATCAATTTCATCCACTGTATATTCTTGCGGATTGCTGCTGTCTGGCCGCAACGAATTAAAGCCACTAAAAGCTGGCACACCCGCAGGTCTTAAAACATTTGCCGCCATATTTGCTGCCGCAATCTCTGGTGCCACAGTTACAATAGCCGCACTAAATGCAGCATCAGCTGCTCTGTTAAAACCTCGTCCTACTGCTTCTACAGCTTCTAATGCTGCATTATCTGCTCTAATTAGTGTTCGTTGATCTGCAACAGCCATCTCTAACCTTGCAACATTATTAGTTATTCTTCCCATTGTCGCATCTTTTATTACTTGACGACGAAGAATTTTTCTAGTAAAATAAAGTGCAAATACTACACAACATAAAGCAAAACCAAGTTGTACACTAATTGAAGTATTTGATGCAGCTTCTTTATTGATATTGCCTGTTATATAATTTTGAACAAAATATAATAAACCTAAATTCATTGATCTAATTAGCTCACCAGCACCACCCAAAAATGGCACAAACTCAACTAGTTTCGCAATAGTCGCATCTGTTAAATTGGCACAACCCATAATTGTTGCTGTGAGTGCCCCTCCTACACTCATTGAAACTGTTACACACTCCACTACATCAATTACCCTTAAAACACTTAAATCAGCAATCATCTCAGAAGTACTTGCCTCAATTAACTGTGTTGTGCTTTCTAATTGTTGAGTTGTAAATCTGGCAGCTGCCACTACCATATCATTTTGTATATTTTCAAATTTTGCTATTTGAGCATCGTATAATTTTATCTTTGATATTATAATTTTAGCACGCTGACTGTCTTCTGGAATGTCTTGCAGTATTAAGTCTAATTTATTTCTACGTTCTTCCAACCTTGTTACGTGCATATTTAACATGTGATATACGTTTTCTACTTGTGCTGTTTGAGATTGTATGCCTACTATTGCCTGGTTACCTTGATTTCTATGTCTACTAGCCACCATAGCAGCCAGTCTCCCTGGATTGGGATTATTTTGTAGTGCTAATTGTTGAGGTCTTCGATACATTCCTGCAGATTGTTCCTCATCATAATATTCAAAAATTGTTTGATCCGTTACTACATTTGTAAAAAATTCTTTAAACGCAGGTTCTGTTTGTTGTTCTGCAATGGCAGAAATAGTTCCTAATAATTGAGAAAAAAATATACTTTGTAATTCATCATCTAAATTATTTATCTCATCTATTATACCAGATTGATTTACACTATATGTTAAAACAGCCATTCCCTTTATTAAATCAATTGCATTTGTCTCAATTTTGTTAAGTTTTTTAATATCTTCTCTTAATAATAAAGAATCTGACATATATATAAAATAATATTTTATTATAAAAATTTTATTATATTATTTAGTCTTTCTTTGTAGCAAAAGGTCCGCTAACCAATTGGCTTTGACCATTATCCGTTTTTCCAACAACAATATTCTCTCCTTCAAACAATTCCATTTGAATATCGGCAGAAGAAATGTTCTCTTTATCCTTCAATCCAAACTCTTGTGTATTGCTACCATTGTTGACACCAATCAAATTACCTTGGTCATCGATAGTTTGTGTCAAAGCGTTACCAGATTTTTCAGCATTCTTAATATTTTCTTCGATTGCTTTTTGTTTGGTTTCCTTAACACGTTGATCAAATGCGGACTTAGCACTAGACTCATTTTTATTCTTCTCGTGCATCAATTGATTAAGCTCTTCCTCCATATATTCTACACGACCTGTCTTATAAGCTTCAGGTTCCCAAGGCATCCACATTCCAACTGGTCCAACCATAATATCATGATTAGGGTCAATTTCTCTAAGCATTTTACATCTCAACTCAGCCTCCTCCATTGTAGGATAAGATCCACGAATCTTTAAACCTCTTGTACTAGTTTGAAAATTATGAGCAATTCCAAAATCTTTATCTAATTGCTCTTCATTATTATCCAAAAATGTTTTATAATCATCCTCCATGTTAGATTTAGACAAGTTATCCTTTTCTTCCTTTACAAACTCCTTAAAATCATTAGTTATATCATCAAATGAAACATTGTATTTAAAAGAAAGAAAATTTAAAAATTGCACAAATTTTTCCATTGATTTATTTAAATCCCACTTCTTTAGGAATTGTTCAAAATAAAAAATTTGCTTTTGTTTAATAATATTTTCCGGAGAAACAAAAGATACACAAACAAATTTTTGTCCAGAAATAGGTTTATCTTCTTCTAGTAAATCAACATATTTAGGATTATTTTTTCCGTTCACTTGTTTTCTCTCAAAACCACCTTTTTTGGAATTCTTTTCTTTAGAGCGATCCATTTAAATAAAATATATAATTAATTTTAAGTTTTTTATCGCATATATTATTTTTTTTCTTATTATTTAATATAAATGAACGGTTTAATTAACGTTGGTGAACTTGTAAAGAGAATTATTAAATATCTTGTCGAAGGTTTAATGGTTGCTATTGCTGCATATGCTATTCCTAAACGATCCTTAAATATTGAGGAAATTGTATTGATTGCTTTAACAGCTGCTGCCACTTTCAGTATTCTTGATACCTATATCCCTAGTATGGGTGCCACTGCACGCTCTGGTGCTGGTTTTGGTATTGGTGCTAATCTTGTTCGTTTCCCTGGTGGGTTTTAAAAGCGAAGCAACTGTCTAAAAGATAGTACATTAAATAACATAATATATTTAATCTAAATATAATATATTATGTCAAATAGTAATGCATTACGTTTATCTGATTTAAATGAATCTCAAGGTCCACTACGTTTATCTGATTTAAATGAATCTCAAGGTCCACTACGTTTATCTGATTTAAATGAATCTCAAGGTCCACTACGTTTATCTGATTTAAATAATGGCGGTAAATCAAGAAAACGAAAAAGAAATAAAAAACATAAAAAGAAAACAAGAAAAAGTTATAAAAAAAACTATAAAAAAAGAAAAACTACAAAAAAAAATAGAATCCGTAAAATAAGAGGAGGTGATGTTGATAAACTTGGTGATGCGGATTTTAATGCAAACCTTGCTTATGATGCTAAACAATATGGAGGACAAAATATAGGTGCTAATTGTAATGACCCTAATTTTTCTATTTACAATACAAGAGAACTTACTCTTTTTCCATATAAACCAAATTAATTAATATTTTTATTTCAATAAATATAAATATTATTATATTATTTACTATACTTTGCTATCAATAGTAACTTCTTTTGCAATATTTTTAATAATTTTATCTTCTTTTTCCAAATCATTATCTCCTTTTCCTCCCATTGCTTCCATGACTAATTTATTATATTGGTCTGACACTTTTGAAGTGCTTTTTAAACAATCAGGATTCTTTACTCTAAACTCACTTAGCATTTTTGTGTTTTTATGTGCTACATGTTTAATTGCTTTTCTAAGTTTTAGTTTATTTTCATTTTCTTTTTCCCATTTATCTTGATCTTTTACATACATTACTTCTCTCTTTGTATCTGTACAATGAACCGGTCTTTTAGATTCATCAAGTGAATTTAAATTTTTAACAATGATACTTGAAATACCTTCCACATAACCAATTTTTCCAACATTTTCTAAATCGGAAAGCTGTAATTTTATGGAATCTACAAAATCCATTATATTCATTGCATCTTTGCAAGTTTCATTTAAAAAGAATTGTAAATTGAATGTTTTATTATGAGAATTTGTAGTATTATTATTATTATTATGTGTTCCATTTTTAATTACTTCCATCATAATATTTTTAAATTCAGATGTTTCTTTTATTAATTCTGAATTTTGTTTAATAAGCATTAAAATTAATTGGTCTTTATCAACCATTTCATTATCTAATTTATTTATTTCATCATTTATTTCATCATTTATTTCATCATTTATTTCTATTATTTTTTCACATTTTTTTTCATGATACCACAAACTGTTTCTTGCATTATAACCCTTGTTACATTTTTTACATGCAAATATAAAATCGGCGTTTTTTGGCGTTTTTTGTTCTAAAATGTTCAATTTTGTTCTAGTTTTGTGTTTTGTTGTATTAATATGTCTTTCCCAGTCGCTTTTTTTATAGCACATAAAGTCACAATTTAAACAATGGCGTTTTTCTGCGTTTTTTAGAGTAAAATCCATTCTATTTATTCTATATATTTAGAATAAAAAAACGCCTAAATACTTTTAAAATTAATTAATATTTTAATAAAAAAATTTTATCGTAACACTTTTAAAAACTTTTTTTTTGTTATGAGAGCTTTAAAAAATTTATGGTCTCACACTTTTTCATTTTCCAACATTTATTTCCTTTTTTAAAAAATGGACAAAAATAAATGTCCAAAATCAAAAAATGAAAATACTTTTGGAAAAATAAAAAATGTATTTTTATATAATAAATTCCCAAAGTAACTTAAAGAAAATAAATTAAAATAAATTAAATAGTAGGTATAAATTCCCAATCTAATTCTTCACAAATTTTACGCCATATAGAGTCTTGTTCTATTCTTTTTTCACGATCCTTAAGCATGGGAAAATGCTGTAAATATTGTTCCTCGCCTAAAAGTTCACAAAGCTTATATGCTGTATAATAATAATTTAAAAAATTAACTCTGTCGTCTGGACAATATTTTGAATAAGGTGATTGCAATTCAATAAATAAATTACATAATGTGTCTTCTAATTCAGGTGACATAATTGGTGGTTTTATGCCTAACTTGTCTTTAATAAATGGAATATGTTCATAATATTTATTGTATCCTAATTTTTTTAGTATTTCTTTAGTCTTATTATTTGTAATTTGAACTAAATCTATTCTCTCTTTTTTAATTTGTAATTTAATATTTTCAATAACATCTGGAGGAATTTGTGTAGTTTCTTTGCCTTGAAATTGTGCTAAAATTTCTTTAAAATGATTAATTCTTTTATAAGCATAAAAACATACTTCTTTAGGTGGCTCTTTATAAGACGGTTTTTCGTTTTCAATTAAATAAGGTATACTTCTAAAACAAATATTACACATTAATATTCCTTCATCTTCTAAGGGAATTAACTCTCCTTTATGGCATATTTGACAAACATCAGTCTGTCGAATAAATGTATTTACATCAATAAATGTGTCATCAATATTACTTAAATATTGTTGTACAATATTATGATTTTTATTCTGATTTAATTTATTTGCACTATCTTCTTGTTTAATTTTAAAAAATGTATTTATTATTTTATTTTTATCAGAAATATTATTGGTTGCGCCAGCTGAAATACTTTTTTTATTTTCAAAATAATCAAAAATAAATTTAGAATTATCTAAAAAATATTCTTTCTTTTTATTTTTAATTTCTTTTATAGTTTGTGTAATTTCATTTATTCTATCTTGATAATCTAATTGTTGTTCAAGTGTAAGTTCATTTTTTTTTAATTCTAAATTCTCTTTTAATTCTTGTCTTTCAAATTTTAATTCAGGTATCCTATCATTTTCGTCTTTAGAAAATTCATTCAAAAATTCTTTATGCTTATTATCAAGTGTAATAGAACTTTTTTTATTAAATTTAATTTTTTTTGTAGTTTTTGGTTTAAATGATGGCATATTTCTTTAATATTGTAATAATTTATTGTTTAATTATTAATAAATACAAAATATATATTATTAATAATTTTTTAATTTTTTCTGACTTTTCTACTTTTTTTGGCTTTTCTAGTTCTTTTATTTTTTCTAGTTCTTTTAAATTTTCTAGTTTTTCTATTTATATTTCCACCTTCAATATCTGGAAATTTTTTATTTAACATTTTATTTACACGTCTTAAAAAATCTTGAACGTTTTCTTGAGTATCTAACATTAATTGTCTATCAGGTCCAGATAAAATAATTTTGTTTGGTTTAGATATATCCAAAGCAATAGTGTCTTGAAATACATATCCTAATGAAGTGTATATATTATCAATTAAATTTTCACTTCTGTCACTATCATCATCAAGAATACTATAGTTAATATCAGGATTACGTTGTTTTAAATAACATAAAGCATATATTAATAATAAAATTCCTAATCCTAATCCTTGATATTCTTTATTTGTACCTAACCAACCTATAGTAAATACAGGTGTTTCTTGTTGTATATCTGCACCTCTTGTTTGTCCAAGTATTATATCTCCTGTTGATAAATGAGTTCTTATAATAGCAACCACTTCTTTTCGAGGAGTAGTAATAGCAAATCTAAATGTTTCTGGATCTGGTTCAGTTCCTTCAGGTATATAATTGACAGCAAGTCTAAAACGTTTACTTTCAATTATACGCTTAATTCTATCTAATGTAGGTTGAAAAACATCTGCCATATATAATAAATAATATATAATAAAATTGAAATAAGATAAAGAGATAAAGAGATAAAGAGATAAATATATATTAATTTAACTATGAATACGTTATTAGATACAATGTTTATTAAAAGATTTTGTTTACCTAGCAATGCAAATATTGAAGAATATGAAAATGGACAAGAAAATATATTGTCGTGTCTTTGCGGACATTATAATCATATAGCGTGCGTTTTTCAAGGGAAAGAACGCTATTATGAAAAAGGCTAGAGTTTTAAGTTTTGGAAGTAATATGATGGGAGATAGTGATGGCAATGACCCAGGAATTCATGCAGAACATAATGCTTTAATAAAATTAAAACCATTAAAAATTAAAAAACAATTAGAACAAGTAAATTTATTAGTAATTAGACTTTCAAAAACAAATAAAATACAATCTAGTAAACCTTGTAGTAATTGTATTAAAATGATAGATTTTATTCCAGAAAAAAAAGGATACAAAATTAAAAATATTTATTATTCAGACAATGAAGGAAATATAATCAAAACAAATTTAAATAATTTAAAAAATGAAGAACAACATTACACAAGATATTATAGAAAATAACATGATATACAAGTTTAAAGTATAAAATAGTTTTCTATTTTTTATTTAATGGATATTAAAATTAATTTAGATTCTTTAAAAGATTTAGAAAATACTAATTATAAATTAGATGCTATTAAATTTCAAAAAATGCTATTATTATACAATACAATAGAGCAAGGATGGTCTGTAAAAAAACGAAATGATTCATATGTTTTTACAAAAAATCACGAGAATAAAAAAGAAGTGCTTGATGATTCATATTTAATGAAATTTATGACGACCAGTTTAGATCTAAACAAAATAATATCTTGATTTATTTTTGTTTAAATTAATATAATTATATTATTTAACTAATTTAATCTAATCAATATTTTAATTGTTTAGAGAATATAATTATTTTAATTGTTTAGAGAATATAATTATAATAAACAAATTTAAATTTAGTAATAATAATATTAATTTTGTTATCATTAAGATTATAATATTTTTAAATATATGAAAAGTTACTATTATATAATTATTTAAATTATTTAATTTAATTAATTCAATTAATTCAATTAAATTAAATTTCAAAAAATTTTTTTCTTTAGCCATATTATAAAATGGGCGGTGGTCTAATGCAATTAGTTGCCTACGGGGCACAAGATGTTTACCTTACTGGTAATCCTCAAATTACTTTCTGGAAAGTTACGTATCGCAGATACACAAACTTTGCTATTGAATCTATTGAACAAACTTTTAACGGCCAAGCTGATTTCGGTCGTCGTGTGCAATGTGTCATCTCCAGAAACGGAGATTTGGCATACCGCACCTATCTTCAAGTTACTCTTCCCGAGATTAACCAACTTATGGGACTTGGAAACTACACTGCTGGCCAAAACACAGGTGTTTATGCTCGTTGGTTAGATTATCCTGGTGAGCAACTTATCGCTCAAGTTGAGGTTGAGATTGGTGGTCAAAGAATCGATCGTCAATATGGTGACTGGATGCACATCTGGAACCAACTTACATTGCCTTCTGATCAACAACGCGGATACTTCAAGATGATTGGTAACACCACTCAACTTACCTTCATCACTGATCCCTCTTTCTCTGATGTTGAGTCTCCTTGCGACTCCTTGGCTCCCCGTCAAGTTTGCGCTCCTCGTAACGCTCTTCCTGAGACTACTTTGTATGTTCCTCTTCAATTCTGGTTTTGCACCAACCCCGGTCTTGCCTTGCCTTTGATTGCTCTTCAATACCACGAGGTCAAGATTAATCTTGATATCCGCCCTATTGATGAGTGCTTGTGGGCTGTTACCACTTTGAACTGCAGCTCTGGTCCTCCTTTCACTTCTGCTAATCAATATACAGTTGGACGCCCTGTCCCTGCCACCATTGCTTACAATCAATCTTTGGTTGCTGCCTCTTTGTATGTTGACTATGTCTTCTTGGACACTGATGAGCGCCGCAGAATGGCCCAAAATCCTCACGAGTACTTGATTACTCAACTTCAATTCACAGGTGATGAGTCTGTTGGTTCTTCCAGTAACAAGATCAAGTTGAACTTCAATCACCCCGTGAAAGAGCTTATCTGGGTTGTGCAACCTGATCAAAACGTAGATTATTGCTCTTCTTTGACTTGTGATGCTCTCCTTTTCAAGGTGCTTGGTGCTCAACCTTTCAACTACACTGATGCCATTGATGCTCTTCCTAATGCTATCCATGCTTTCGGAGGTCCTGCTTCCGTTGCTGCTGATTCTCGTGCCTACATTGATGCTCGAGGACTTTTCAATGATGCCGGTGCTATGGATTACCAACCTCAAAGCTTTTTGCCTAACTTCACTGGTTACTGGCACGGTCCCTCAAATCCTTACAGTCAACCCGAATTTGGAGGTCCTAATGTAATACCTGATGGAACTCCTGCTGATATTGCTGCCCTTATTGCTAGTGGTAGCAGCAGCCAAAAGGATAACTCTGGTGTCTCTGATGCTGGAACCTTTGTGCTCTCTGAGACCTCTTTGGATATGCATTGCTGGGGCCAAAACCCAGTTGTTACCGCTAAGCTCCAACTTAATGGCCAAGACCGCTTCTCTGAGCGTGAAGGTTCTTACTTCTCTTGGGTTCAACCTTACCAATCCCACACCAGAAATCCTGATGAGGGTATTAACGTATACAGCTTTGCTTTGAGACCTGAAGAACATCAACCCAGCGGCACGTGCAACTTCTCCAGAATTGATAACGCCACACTCCAACTTGTGCTCTCTAACGCTACCGTTGAGGGAACCAAGACTGCTAAGGTCCGTGTGTATGCTACCAATTACAACGTGCTTCGTATTATGAGCGGTATGGGAGGATTAGCGTATTCCAATTAAGTAAACTGAAATATAATATTTCAATTAAAAATAACTTAAAGACATTCATATTATATAATATACAATATGAATTACACACTTTCGTATGATTACAATTCACAATTAAATTGTGGTGTTATTTGCTTTAACAAACATTCTGTTTTAATAGATTTTAAAGACCTATTTTCTATTATAAATTTTGACAGAAATTTTATCCATTATTATCCTGAAGATAAAAATTATCCTTTTTATTTACGACACCATCAAAAAATTTCCTACCTAGAATATTTATTTAAATTTGACTCCTCAAATATTGAATATATATTTAAAAATAATGATAAATTTGATTTAAGAAGAGAAAATATAATTATTTATCATAATTTTCATAAAAAAATAGTAGAAAAATACAATATTGTAGATTTTAAACTAGGGCATTATATAGATACAGGAATAGATGCTTACACTATGAAAAATCCTATGTGGAAAATTATAGAAAATGAGAAGGAATATTGGTTAATGTATTGTGAAAAAGATACAATAATAAAATTATGTCAAAAATCATTAGATAAAATAGCAGAATATGAAAAAGATAATAATATAAATAAAATTACTTGGTATAAACATCAAAATGGATATATATTGTGTTCAAATAATTTATATATTCATCAAATAATTACTGGTTGTTATGGAAATGGCAAAGGAACATCAAGTGTTAGTGTAGATCATATAGACCAAGATCCATTAAATAATACTTGGGAAAATCTTAGAATTGCAACAAGAAAGGAACAAGAACAAAATTCGAAAGGAATTAAACCAGGCACAAAAAGAGAAAGAAAACAAAATGCGCAAACTTTACCAGATGGAATAACTCAAGAAATGATTAAAAAATATGTTGTATATTATAAAGATTATGCCGATAAGGAGAAAAAAATATTAAGAGAATATTTTAGAATCGAAAGTCATCCAAAATTAGATAAACTTTGGTCTACAACAAAATCAAATAAAGTTTCTATTCTAGAAAAATTAGAACAAGCTAATAAAGTTGTGGATGATTTAGAAAATGATATTTATCCAGAAAAAAATGAACCAGTATTACCAAAATATGTATCATTAGTAAATTTTAGAGAGAAACCACATTTAGTTTTTGAAAAAAGAATAGACGGTAAACGATTAAATATAAAAATGGTATTACCATTAGAATATAATTTACAAAACCAATTAGAAATATTAAATAAAAAGGTTAAAGAAAAATATGATATTACTTTATTAGAAGATATTAAAAATAATGATTTTAAATATAAAATATGTATTGAATTAGATGATACAAAAAAAATTATAGACCAGATTATATTTAATAAAAGTCGTTTTAGAAAATATAAGCACTCAATTAATTTTGATGAATTTGTTACGCAAAAATATGCAGTACAAAAGGCTGAAGAATGGTTATCTGAAAAAGTAACAATTGATTATTATAACTCTATAAAAGATGATTTATTTTTTTCTTTAGAAGATTACGGTGATATAAATAATATTTTAAATAAAAATAGAGGTCAACTGCTAACAGATTGTATATTTTTAGAAGAAGCAAATGTTTATTCAACATGTTTATTTATTGATTGCGGCTCATAATATATTTTATACATTTTTTATTTTAAATTTTGTTTTTAATTTCATTCAATAAATCGTATGGTATTTGGTTTCCATAAAATATTTTATAATCTTTTGTGCGACAAAATGGACAAATAATGGGACAATCTTCCCCAGGACAACCTTCGACCATACCATCGTCATCTAAATTTCCTGATGCCTCATAATAATCTATCCAACTTTCTTGTGGTTTAAATTGATGATTTTTAAAACTCCAATAACATCTTTGACATATTATATTTTTACATTGCAAACACTCAAATCTATCTTCGTAACAACGACAATAATTATCATCTTCAAATGTTTCTGGAAGTAACTCTTCGTTATCTTTACAAAATTTATCATATTGTTTATTTGTTAGTTTAATAAACTTTTCAAAACATATTTTACATTCTATGTCATTTTTAATTTCATTAATAATTTCTGAAATTTCCATTATAGTATAATAATATTAGTGTAAATACTTTATACTATTTATTTAAGATTAATTATAAAAATGGCATAGGACAATGTGATTCAGAAAATAATTTAGTTAACACTTTTGTCTGCAAATATGATTGTATAAAAAGTCTTAAAATGAGTGATAAAACATTGGCAAAAGCATTAGATAAAAATATACAATATAATGGATTTTACTATAAAAGCATTGGAAATAAAGTGAAATATTTTTAGATTTAAATATATATAAAAAAATTGAAATAAAAAATAAACAATAAATTAATAACATAATAATCAAAATGAACAATAGTCAAACAATTACCATGTCTTTTAAAAAAGTATACACTTGCAAAACTGTATGCTATAATATTAATGAAAATTTTACAATGAAACAATTTATAGGTTATATAAAATCAAAAGCTTATAATGATTTTGATATTGATAATAATTATAATATTGAAATAGTAGAAGCTGGTCAATTTGAAGATGAATTAGCACCACCTGTAGAGTCTTGTGAAACAACAATCAGTGAGAAATATGGAGAAAAAATTAAATATACTTCATTTTATATAAGACCAAAATTAGATATAGAAATTCCAGATATAAATAATCAAAATATTTATAATAATCATATTCCATCAACTCCGAGACCAAAATAATTATATTTATGTTTTATATTTTATCTTATTTATGTTTTTAATGATTAAAAATATTGTAAATTATGTTTAATAATATTTTTTATTTTTATTTTTTATTTTTATTTTTTATTTTTTATTTTTTATAAAAAAAATTGAAATAAAATTGTAATTATTTATATACTAATATAATTAAAATAAGCAACAATATTGAAATTGATTTTATTGAAATGAATACTAATAATGAGGCTATTAATACACCTATCAGTTTTATTCCTATGACTGCTGGTAGTAGAAATGAAGAAGGATTTATTAATGGTTTAAATAGACAAGGATTTACATCAACTAAATGTGGAATGGAAAAAATTGCAAATTGTATTGATGCTTATGCTAATAATATACAATTTCAAATTACTTCTACGTATATACCATTATGTGATGATGGTATTGGAATGACACCTGAAAAACTTTCTAACATGTTTGATGCAAATAGAGAAAACCATTCTGAAGATAAATCAATGGGAGTATCTGGTATTGGCGGCATCATATCAAATTATCAATTATCTAAAAGTGATGATGGTATTCCACGTGAAGTTACTGTATTTACAAAAAATAAAGATGGACCATATACAAAAGCTATTATTCCTTGGAACTTTATTCATGCTCATAAAAGGTATGACGGCACAATTAAAATTGATCTGATGAATGAAACAGAAATTAATTTATTTATAATGGAAAGACAAAAAATTACTAATTCAACAACAGGAACTACTATTTATTTTCCATATTCTGAGTCATTTAGAAAATTATTATGTTCACAATTTATTTCCAAACAAGAAGACGGTCGTAATTTAGAAAATTGGTGGCCTATTATATTTGGAAAAACACAAACAAATATTTTACTAGATAATTCTAATGGACTTCCATCAATCCCTTTAAAAAAATATGATTATTTCAGTGGTCCCGATACTGAATTTTATTGTGGTGTATTTAATTGGCCTATATATTATATTTTAGATAACGGAAAAGATAGATTTATTTCTAAAAATCCTGATAAGCCAGATAAATATATTGAAATTACACAAAATGGCAGTGGATTTTCAACAGTACCCAAAGATATTAATATTGATCCTAGAAAAATTGAAAATGCACAAATAATTCAGTTTACTTGTGGAACGAGAAAAGATAACAGAGTTTTTAACCCTGACTATCCTTTAAATCAAGGAACACAATCTGCCACATTTTATTTAAATGATTATGATGCACAATTTATGTCAGACGCTGGACAAAAAGATATAATAAAAGAATTTTGTTCAAAAGTTGGGGTTATTAGAAATTCTCAAAAGATTACAGGATTTACTTTAGAAGGTTGTAGTGTTGGAAGTGCTAGAGCAAATGGTGAATCATTAATAAGATGTGTTCTTCATAGAAGCGAAGTAAGTTATGAAACAGTTTCAAAACAAGAAAATAAATTAGATATTATTCATGGAATTCAACAAAATAAAAATCAAAATCAAAATGAATTTCCAACACAATATATTAGAATAATTAAACATTTAAAAGAGTGGCATTATACAAAAATGATGAAATATTTTAAAGATGTTACTGAATTAGCTGAGAAAAAAAGAAAAGATGAAATAATTAGGCAACAAGAACAAAAAAAGGCTGAACAAGAAAGAATAAGAGCACAGCAAAAAGCAGAAGAAGATAAAAAAAAAGTTGAGCAAGAAAAAATAAGAGCAGAACAAAAGGCAGAAGAAGATAGAAAAAAAGCTGAAATTGCAGCAGCTAATGCTTTACTACAACAAGAAGAAGAAGAGGAAGATGATTCAAGTGAAGAGGAAGAGGAAGAGGAAGATGATTCAAGTGAAGAAGAAGAAGAGAATTCAAGTGAAGAAGAGGAAGATGAGAGTTCTTCAGATGAAGAGGAAGATGAGATTTCTTCAAATGAAGAGGAAGTTGAAGAAAATGAAGAACATGTAAATAAAATTGTTGCAGAATCTAGAGAATGGGAAAAACAAGCAGCTCAATCATTAATGGAACATATTGCAGGAATTAGTTATAATAAAACAAATGGAAAAGAAATGTATGATTTTGTAATGCAATATCTTAGTAAAAAATAAATATGTTATAAATTAATGTTTAATAATTACAATATAAATATTTTATTTATTTTTTTATTATAATAATAAAAAAATAAATTAATCTAAAGATATTAAACATAATAAATTTTAATTAGCATTTTTTATTTTTATTTTAATTTTATTATGCTTCTTCATCTTCATTATCTTCATTATCTGGCTCATTTTCAGGAATCTCAATATATAAATTATTTTCAAAAATCACATTCTTAGAATTAAATAATTTATTCATGTTAATAATTTCAGGTTTTTCAGTATCACTTGTAAATAATTTTGAAATTTGTGCATCATCTCTAAAACGCACTGTATATGTTTGTTGAATATTGTTTCTACCAATACGTCCCATACCTTGAATAATTTTTTCTTGTGTTAAATCTAAATCTTTACTCAAATAACCATGACAAAATTGATAATTTGTTCCATAAATATAATCACTTGATGCTATAATCATATACAACCTTTGTTCATCTGCCATTTTTTTCATAATTTCTGTATATTTTATATTTTCATGATTAATAAAGACACCAATACCCATCAACAATAATATTTTCCAACTATCATTAATACCATTAAGAGCCATTATTTCATTTACAGTATGTTCATCAATATTACTTGTAAATGCTCCTGTAGTATCTAATCCAGCAGCCCATTTTTCTATATGATACGATTTATTCGGAACAAATGTTTCATTAAGTGTTGCATTTTTAATCATAGATTTTAATTGACCAATTTCATCTGTAAGTTTTTTCATTGTGTTTTTGCTAGCTCTTTCTTCATCTGGCTCTCTATTAATTTTTCGAATATCTTTAGTAGATTTATTTCTACCAGCAGCACGACCAGAACCACAAGAGTTTTTAACTGTGCTTTCAATCTTTTCCTTTTCTATATCATATTCACTCTCTAATTCTGCCAATCTTTTATTCAATGTATTATTGTAATCAATCTTTTTCATAATTTCATCCATAACTATAGCTGGAATATTAGCCTGTTGTATGCAAAACTTTGCAATTTTTTCAATATCATTAGAAAGGAATATAGTTGGTCCATCCTTTAGTGTATATGCATCTTTTGTAGTAATATAAGCACCTGATGTCCCTACAGGCGGAGATGGTTTTTGCTGATTAATTACACTAGAATCACTAGATAAACGCATTAATGGTGCACCATTTAAACTATTAGTAACACCAGGTCCTATACTAGTAGTTTTACTGATTTTATTTCCCTTAGTATCTACAGATTCATTTGAAATAATCCTGGGGTTTCTTAACATCGTAAAATAATTATAAATTGTAGGCCAATGTTCTTTAACAATATTTTGCAGTAATTTTATATAATATATTTTAATATTTTTCATATTAATATCATCTAACGAGTCAAAGTATCTAGCTAGTAACATTTTTGATTTAGCCATATTATTTTTAATTACATACATAATAAATTCAGATACTTCTTTCAAATCAAAATATCTGAGTAATGTTAAATAATTTTCACAATGATTTGCAATTTTAAGAATTTCATCGTAATTGTCACTCAAATAATGAGGCAACACAACGTATCCATCTTTATTAATAATTGGAATAGATTTTTTACAATCGTGACTAACAATATTATATATCTCAGAACTAGGAAATTTTTGTTTGAAATCAGGAATCGTTTGAGTCAGTTCATGTAATTTTGGTAATGTAGCCGATGATAAAACCATATTAGGTATTAAATTTTTTTTCCAATTTTTTCTAATAATTTTATGAAAATCGTGTTTAGCGTAATCCATTGTTATAGTCGGTTCATCCCAGTATGTTATAATTTGTTCCTTTTTGTTAAAAGCTAACATATAATACATTGCAGGAATATAAGATTTTATATCGCAAATAATAATTTCTACATTATCTCCAACGCTATTATCAACTTTAAAAATTCCACCTGTGCGTGTATTTACAGAATACTCTTTTGCTGCAAAATAGTGTAATCTAATATCTGTAGCACTACCACAACCAAACGCAAAGGCAATTTTTTTATTGGCTGAAATAGCAGCTTTAGCCAATGCTAATCCAACATGTCTTGCAGCACATAGGAAAATTATTTTATATTGTTCTGACAATGCAATTGGTGAAAGTGTTTTTCCTGTTCCAGTAGGAGCCATATAAAGAATCAATTTTGGATTTGGATTTTTACATAGAGTAAATATCTCTTTTTGATGTTCATATAAAACCATATCGCCGTATTTTAATAAACTAGCATTTTTTTCAATAATTTCAATGCTATTTTCAATTAAATCAGAAATTTCAATTTCTTCTGATAATATTTCTAATACTTTTCTAGTTAATCCTTCAATATATTTATTTAATCTAAAAATATTATTTCTAATTAATTTATGTAGCGTAAAATAATGGAATGTGTACTTTTGTTTATTAACTGTTCTATGTAACAAAATTTGTTCAATATGTGTTAATAAAATTAACTCATAAACATCTGACTTTTTAATGCTCTCTTCGTCATTTCTCTCTAGGCGTATTTTGTCAGCAGAATTTAATCTGACAATTCCATCAACATTAATCTTTTTGTATTCTGGTCGTATTAATTTAATTTTTTCTTCAATTTTTCTAACACGTTCGCAGAAATATTTATTAAACACATATTCTTCTATTTTCTCATTATAGTCAATTTTTAAAAACATAAATAAGGATTTATTATTATTAATACGTATATTTACATCATGAAATCCTAACATAATTAAATTTAAAACTTCCTTTTCAGATTTAGAAACAGGAATCTCAATAGAATCCCATTCAGATTTATTTAGCTTTCTTTGATTAAGATCCATTTGTTGGTGTGTATGTAATATTATGTTTATTCTTTTAAATTTATTTTTTATTTCAATTTTATTTAAAATTGAAATGAAAAAATATAAATAAATTAAATGTATATAACATAAATCTAAAATGTCAAACAATTGCACTATTATTTCAATTGAAGGTAATATTGGGTCAGGTAAATCAACACTATTGGCAAATCTACGAGAATATTTTAAAGATAATGATAATGATAATGTAGTATTTTTAAAAGAACCAGTTGACGAATGGGAAAAGATAAAGGACAAAGATGGTATTACTATTTTAGAGAAATTTTATGCAGACCAAGAAAAATATTCATTTCCTTTCCAAATGATGGCATATGTTTCAAGAATAAAAGTTCTTCGAGACACTTTAAGAGAGAAAATAGAAAAAAATAGAATTGCTAATAAAAGTAATGAAAAATTAATTATAATTACTGAACGCAGTTTGCATACAGATAAAATGGTATTTGCCAAAATGTTATATGATACTGGTAAAATTGAATATGTTAATTATCAAATATACTTAAGCTGGTTTGATACATTTTCAAGTGAGTTTCCTGTGCATAAAATTGTTTATGTAAAAACTTCTCCTAAAAAATGTTATGAAAGAATATCAAAACGTTCAAGAGAAGGAGAAGAAAATATTCCGCTAAGTTATTTAGAAAGTTGTAATTTTTATCACGATAATATGTTGGATAAAAATTTAACTACTTGTGTTTGTGAAAACCAATTAGTGTTAAATGGAAATATTGATATTTATCAGAATAAAGAACAAGTAAATAAATGGATTGAACAAATAACAAGATTTATTGCAAATTAAATATAAAAAATTAAATATAAAAAATTAAATATAAAAAATTAAATATAAAAAATTAAATATAAAAAATTAAATATATAAATATTAAATATATAAATATTAAATAATATAAAATATATAAAAATTATTTTTTATATATTATATGTCAAATAATATAACTGAAGAACCAATATTAATTTGTCCACATTGTAATCATTATGTATTAATAGAAAAATTAAATTGTGGTATATTTAGACACGGAACATTAAAATCAAACAATACGCAAATTAATCCACATGCAAGCAAAGAAGAATGCGAATATTTTATAAATAATGGTTTAATATATGGTTGTGGAAACCCATTCAGAATAATTAAAAAAGAAGATAAATTTATTATTGAAGTTTGTGAATATATTTAAACAGTTTTTAAATCAATAACTATTGGATAATGATCAGAGTTATATTTGCCACAATATTCTGAATAACCGTGATAAAAAAAGACATTTGCAACATTATTTTTTATTGCTTGAGTTACTAAAACATGATCAATCATAGAATAATCTTTGCCAGATTGTGTATTGCAATTACTATCAGAATCATACCAATCACTATATCGTTCTCTTTGTGTAACACTTTCAGCAACACTAACTAATTTATATTTTCCAGCATATTCACCAAAGCTACCTTTTAAAATATTAAGCACTTGTGAGGTTGGTTTATTACTATTTACATCTAATACTACACCATCAAAATCATTAAAATCACCAATCATAATTATTTCATAATTGCGTGAAATATAATTAGTAATAATAGATTGTAAAACCGATGCCTGACCTTCTCTCTGAGCACATCTTGCAGGATCCGTTGGTATAGCGATTAAATGTGCAGAAATAAAGGCTATATTCATATTATTAAATTTAAACTCAGTTATAAAATGTTTGCTTACACCGGTTGAACCAGTGCCAGTATAACCACATTTGGAACCATAAATTGGATAATTATATTTTGCTTCACTTCTGTAGAGAGAAATCAATGGGTCAATTCGCGTTAACATACCTACATTTTGACCTGTGCTTGTATCAGTGCCTTTTTTTAAGTAAGGCATATAAGAATTGTCTAGTTGATCTTTTAATATGTTAAGTTCGTCACAACCTTCAATTTCGCAAAAATTAATTAAGTCTGGGTTTAGTTCCTTAATAACATTAGAAACATAATTCATATGAGTATTTGCTTCACTTTCATTTTTCCAACTACATCCATCACCAGGACAATTTGCAGAACTGTAATAATCTATAAATAACCATTCCACATTATATTGAACTAAACGCAGTTTATTTTTATCACTGCGTCTATCACCAATAGTTGTTACTACTGGACATTCAGTGTCAGCAAGAATATTATTTACAAATAATGAAAACAATAAAAACCACCTTAACATACTTTTCTATATATTTAAAAGAATTAATATATAGAAAAAAAAATGATTATAAATATATAAAAATAGTATTATATTATTAACTTAACAAATGATGAAAATAATCTTACCAAAAATCAAAATAATAAAGGAGGAAAAAAACGCAAGGGTATTTCCAGAAACAGAATATAAATTACAATTTGATGGTTGTAGTAAATCTAATCCAGGAATAGCAGGCGCGGGTGCAGTTATTTATAAATTTAATAAAG